CCCAAGTGCATTGTGTCATTGCAATTGCATTCATTTGCTTATCAATTTTAACATATTCTTTGTTAAGTTTTGTAAACTGCTTGCTAAGTTTTTCTGAAGTTGTCATAATCTGAAGTTTTTTTGTTGTGTTATAAATCAAATCCTGACACGAAGATACAACGCTTTTTTATATTTCAAACTATTTTTATAAAAATTTTTATAAATTTTTTAAATTTATTGAAACACACCTTCCCGACATGCCAGCCGCAAAACGCGTATTACTTCGCCTTGATGCGCCTTTTAGCCTTAATAAGATAGTATTCCATGATATTTGCCAAGGTGTGCCGCTTAGAACTTTTTTTACATAAACAGATGTGTTTAGTATCAATAAGTCATCATTTATTACGCGGATTCCTAAACGCATTAACCTTTCGTTTGCCTCCGCTTGTGATGGTTTAATAGCAGGCTGATAATTATGTGCATATTCAACTAATTCGCCTATGGTTTTTGTTCCTACATAGTTTTCAGTTTCAATGCGAATTTCTTGACTTAGTATTTGCTGCAAACATTTTTGTTCATCTGTCAGTTCTTCTTTGTCTTCTTCATATTTTCTTAAGTCTAAAATAGTTGCTGCTTCTTCTAATGCCTGCTCAGGACTAACTATTTTATCATTCCAAGTATGCCACCAACCGCCCAACAATGCCCCGAACTGGTCGCCTACTGCCCTATCTTCAGTAAGTAATGAAACTGCATGTGTAAATATTTTAATGCTTTTCATAATGCTATCGGCTAAGTTTAGCATTCGGGACTGAAAACGCTTGCCAAAATCTTCAAATATTACATTATTCCTAAGCTTTTCAACTTCGCTAAATGTTAACTGATTAGGTAACTTTTTAAGTTCTAAAACGCAAAATCTACGCTTATCAGAATCATTTACTAACTGTGGGTTTATGCTTACAAATAAAAAACAGCTTCTTACAAAATAATCAATTGCCTTTCCATCTTTGCCACCTTTTGCAATTGCAGGGCTTTTTTCACTACTTGCCGCCCTGGCTAATCCGATAATTTCCTGCATTCTTTGCGCTGCTCTTTCATCATTGCCCTCGCCTTCATCAATAGTAACGGGCAATGCATCTGAATTAAGTTTTTGCCTTACTGCTGGCTCGGTTGCCGCTGTTCCCTGTACGCTTACTGCAATGTTTCCGATTACTTCATTTATTACATTTTCCAAAACCCATGATTTGCCGTTTCCCCTTGGGCCCGTTATCCAAACGTGAGGCCGCCATTTTAATATGCCTGAAATAGGTGCTAAAGCTAACCAACCCGTTAATAACATTGCATCCGCTTTAGTTTGCCAATTTAGCTTGCTTAATAGTTTTGGCAGCATTGCAGATTCGCCATAAGATAGCGGATTTTCAATAGGCATGTCTATGCTTTTATTATACACATAGGTATAATTAGTATCTAAACTGCCTAATCCAAATCTATTATTATCTTGAATAAGCTGCTGCCCTGCATGAAATACAACGCCGTTTTTTTCTAACCATGCACCACGGCCGCGTATGTTATCGGTATTGTAAAATCCAACATGATTGCAAAAGTTTATCAAATAGTCCGATGCTGTGGTAACATCGTAATTACTATTATCGCGGTTTGGAAAAGTAGATAACCAAAATTCAAGTGGTGCTATACTAAGTAAATTATTTTTGTTTAGTCCTGTGGCTTTAAACTTTACAATCGACATTGTTGAACGTATGTAGAAATAGTAAAGCATTTGCCCCTCTTCAGTTCCCCATCCTAAAGGTCTAAAATAACCACCTATAAAACCTTTTTTGTCAGTTTCGGGTGCTGTGGATTGTGCGCGTTCTGCTTTAGGTTTTTTAGCTTGCTGTTTTGGTTTTTGTTCCCAGTCAATTAGTTTATCTTGTTTCATTGTCTTATTATTTGTTTGCCAATATTAAATTGTTTAATTTTTTGCATGTGACTTTTTACCGTTTCAAAAACGTCTTCGGTATCATTCATAATTGTGTTTATCATTTCAACAGATGTTTTTATCAATTCGCGCTGCACATGCTTTTGAATTAGTATTCTTGCGTGGTATTCTAAATTTGCCGAACTACCTACACGGTTAGTCAATTCAGATAAATAAGCAGGCCCACCGCAACGGTATTTTAATTTTTCAGCCACAGTAATTATATCTACTACTTCAACCGATTGGCAAAGTTCAAAAATAAGTTTATGATTGTCAAAATAAAAATGTTCAGGACTTAAAAAATTAACTTTATCGCGGGCGTTATTATCTACTAAGATAGCGCCTAAAATAACCTGTTCTAAGTCTTTCGAATGTGGAAACGTTATTGACTTTTCAAAAATGCTTTGTTCTTTTTCTTCAAGTGCAATAATAATATTTTGCAGCGTCAAAAGTTGCCGTTCTTTCAATTGCCTGTAATTTTGGCGCTTAGTATCATCTTTAATATAAGCATCCATTTTAAGCGCTTCATCTTTAAGTTCTGATAATAAGTTTTCAGCTTCGTTTATCATGGGTTTAAGTCTTTTAAAATTTTATAAAGTTTTGTATTCTAAGTAGATTTGCAAAAACAATCAAATTCTATATCTAAATCAGTAAATAAATTATTTTTAGGTATATTATCTTGAGCTTTTCTAAATGGTTTATTGCTTAATTCAATTAAATCATTGGCACTTTTATGTTTTCTATAAAAAAAATATTCTTCATTGCCATATTTTAATTCCATTTCATTCCACCATTTAATTAATTTTGGTTTTTCTAATATAAGTGTTAATAATTTTCTTTCAGATTTTTTCCAGCACATATCACAATTCCCTTCATAATCTTTTAAGTGTAAATCAAAAGGCATACTTTGCCAAAATCTTCTAATATAATCTTTATCAACTCTAAATTCAGTCGCTAAAGGATAAATTAAGTTTTGTTTTTTTGCTGTTTCAAAATTTATCCTATGAGTTTCATCGGCTCTAATTCCTATTGCCATTTTAGTATTATTCAAACCTAACGATTTTAAATATTTTTTTATAGGAACAGTTTTAAGTTCTCTTGTACAAAAAGGAAAAGCTTTATTAGGTATACCAAATTTCTTTATGATTTCCTCAAATGGTTCACCATTTCTTGAAGCTGTTTCAAAATTAACTAATTTAAATTTAGGACCTATTCCATGTTGTTTATTTATATCTGCTTCAATCCAAACTAAATTTAAATTAAAATATTTATCACATTTATCAACAAATTCTAAAGTTTCTTCTCTTTCTTTTCCAGTATTTGCAAATACAAAAATTAAATTTTTATCACTATGATTTTCAATCATATATTTACATAAAAAAGCAGAAGTTCTTCCACCTGAAAAAGATATTAAAATATTTTCTTTATTCATAACCAAGTATTTTTTCTATTAAATATTGTTTTGTACGTAATTCTTTAAGAATATTATTACATTTTTTATTATCAATAAAATTATAATCAAATTCTAAAATATTAAAAATTTCTTGTTTTATATCTGTTAATTCATTTTTTAAATTTTGTACTATTTGTTTATCTGATAATATTTTTACGTTGTTTGTTTTCATATCTCATCCGCTTTAAAGTCTTCATCTACCCAGCGCAAAATATCACCTATGCCGCCCGATTTTCTGACTTGTTTAATAAAATTGATTTGTTCTTTTGTAGCTTTACCGCTAAGGTTTTTTACTTCGAGGGCTGTAAATATAGCAATTTTTTTACCTACCATATCTTTAGTTATAATTTTTTCAGTCCATCCGATTAAATCAGAACTGCCAACGCATAAGCCAAATGTTATTTGCCGGGGTTCGGTTATTATAGGGCGGCTGTTTATTACCGCCCTTTTGCCCTGAAATGCTGTGCCCGTATTATTGCGAAATAAAATACCGTGTTTGCTGTGTCGCGATTGCAGGGCTTTGTATAGGTCTTGTTCTTTCATAATTCGTTTAGTTCTTCATTTAATCTTAAAATAAAATTTTCTTTACCATCATCGCCAGCTAAAAACCAATCAACACGATGTGCATAAACATAAGCCTTTTTTAAGCATTCAATAGCATCTTCTAAATGTTTTGATACCTGTTGTTCAAATATTGGATATTCGCCGCCATATTCTGTTTCCTTACCTTGAATTTCTAAATGATATTCAATTGTTTCGTAAATATCTTTGATGCTATACTGTGAATAGCCAAATGTGCCGCCGCTCATGGTAATCTTTTCTTACTTTTTGGTGAACATCCAAGCCAAAAACTGTTAAAAAATTGCTTTCGCTTCCATCCTTTGACTTTAAATTCATCTAAGGTTTTTTCACAAATTTCCTTCATTACATCATCATCGCATTCATAATCTAAATACTTTATGACTTTTTGCCCTATATCGTTAGTTTCGGCTTCAGCTATTAACTGGTCGAAATCTGCGGGCGGTTCGCTAACAGCATAAACGCGTCTGTAAATTTCTAAAAGTATTTCGTAATCTGTTAATTTTTTCCTTGGCATTGTTCAAATTTTTTAAGGTAATTTAATGTGCTTTGTTTTTTATGTCCATTTGGTCCGCCGTTCCACATTCGTGCAAGTTCACGGTAATTAGGATATTTACCGTGTTTTTGTGCGTAAGTATAACAATGAACGCCCATGGCTGCCCAAAATACGTGGTCTGATTTTATTGAATCAAACATATCTTTGTGCTGGTAATTTAACAAGTCTTGTAATCCTGAACCTTTGACGCAAACGGCGTGCATCTGATACCTGCCAAAAGCGCGGCCGCTATCACCTATAAGTGAATCGGTGTTTAGCGTTTCAATATGTCCGATAGCATTTATAAAATCGCTGTCAGTATCGCAAGTATCGCGTGTTATGTAAACGGTTTTAATGATTGTTTCGGGTTGTGGTTTGCAGGCTGTAAGTAGTACTGCAATAAAAATTATAAATTTCATATTTTTAAGTTTTTAATATTCCTGTGGCATCGGATTGAACGACGCTTAAGACCTGAACTTTTAATAAAGCCTTGTTTTTCGCCACATAAACTACACAGGATTTGCGATAAATTCAATGTTTTTTAGTTTTATAAAATTCGTTCCATTTTCTTAATACAGCAGCTTTTAAATCATCGCGGTTTATAGCGTTTAATCCGTGTTTATTGTTTATGTATTCAATCGAACCTTTGTCTTTTAAAACCCTACTTTCAAATACAAAATAAACCCATTTGTCTTTATGTCCGCGCTGAATTTTTAAGTGCCATAAGTCTTCAAGTGTTCGGCTTTTTGCCTGCTCAGTACGTTTAACTTTCAATAGTTCATCAAGTGTAGTTTCATCTTTTACGGCAACGCCTGCAACCTGTTCAATTTCGCTTACCTTTAAAGGTTCAACAAAACCGCAGTAAGGACATGCAGCGTGTGTTTTTTCATAAGTCCTAAAGCATTCTGTACAATCTTTGTATTCATTATCAATCTGTTCATCTGTATCTTTTCGTTTTCGCTTTTGCATTCCTTCTAATGTCCATTCCCTTGTCATTAGTGGATGCCCGTGTAGTTTTTGATTGCCAACGTGGTCAAGTATTAAACAGCGGTCTTTGCCTTGCATCGGTCTTAATCCACGCCCTACAATCTGTAAATATAAACTTAGTGACATTGTACGTCTAAGCATGCCTACAACTGATACAGCTGGTATATCTGTACCTTCGCTTATCAAATCGCAAAACGTTAATATCTGAATATCGCGATTCGCGAACCGCGATATAATATTTTTTATTTCGTTTTCGTCAAAGTTTCCATTTATAGAAACAGCTTTAAATCCTGCTTCATTAAATGCCGCTGCTACATTATCAGCATGTTTAATATTTACGCATGAATATATCGCAGGTTCACCCGGTGCCAATCGTTTGTATTCTTCAACTGCATTTCCTGTAATCGCAGGTTTATCCATTTCTTTAAATAGGTCATCCGCTTTATATTCGCCGTTTTTATCTTTTTTAATCTTAGTAAAATCCGCCAACGGTTTAAAGTTGTAATATTCAGGCATAACTAAATTTCCCATTTGTACTAATTCAGCTGGCAACGGTCCTAAAACTAAATCAGAAAATACATCGCCTAATCCCTGACCATCGCCGCGCCACGGTGTAGCAGTAACGCCCAAAACATAAACAGAATCCGCGTAAAAATCTAAAATATCTTTCCATGTTCCAGCGTTTGCGTGGTGCGCTTCATCTATTATAAGTAAATCAGGCTGTGGTACTTCATTTAACCGATTCTTTAAACTTTGAACGCTGCAAACCTGTGCAGGTATATAATACTGTTTTGGCCTGTTACCTGCTATAAATCCATGTCTTAAGCCGTATCTTTTGCAACGTTCCGAAATCTGATTAACAAGGTTTTTTTTATGTACTAAGAAATAAACGCGCTTACCTTTGTTCACAGCTTCTAATGCCATATAAATAAAGGTTTCAGTTTTTCCTCCGCCTGTAGGTAATATAAATAAAACTTTTTTATTCCCCTGTTGGTAGCTCCCTCTTATATCGTTTACGCTTTTCAATTGATATGGCCTTAGCTGTATTGTGTTCATTTTCTAATTCGTTAAGCACATTTATTAAGTTTTTATAAAATACCAATGTTTGCGGTTCTATTTTTTTCCAGTGCTCAACTGTTTGCCTGCCAACACCTGCACGCCTGCAAAGTTCTGATATGCTTATATCTAAGGCATCGCATCTAAGTAATAATTCAGTAAATGTTTTCATAAATTTTTAATTTTTCGTTCAATTGTTATGCAAATATAAAAGTAATTTTTAATTTTGTGCTATTATTTAATAAAATATTTTTAAAATTTATGACAAACCAAGATTATCACAGTAAAACGAATTACATATCTAAGTCATTATTAGATATGATTCACAAATCACCAGCGCACTATAAGGCTTATCTTGAAGGCGAAAAACAGGAACCAACCGCCGCCATGATATTAGGTAGCTTAGTGCATGGTGTTGTATTTAACCAAAACAATTACGCTGTATTGCCCGAAGGATTGGACCGCCGTACAAAAGAAGGTAAATTGATTTATGACATGTTTATGTTAGCTAATAAAGGCACAGAATTGATAGTAACACATGAACAGTATGAACACGCCTTAAATATTAAGAACGCTGTTTATAGCCATGATAAGGCAGCACTATTATTACAGAACGGTCAAGCTGAAACTTCTATATTTGGTAAAATTGAAGGCTTAGACGCTAAATGTCGCGTTGACTTTTTGAATACTAAACATAACGTAATAGTTGACCTTAAAACAACAAATAGCGCCGCACCTGATGAATTTAGTAAATCTGTTTGGAATTATCGCTATCATGTGCAAGCTGCGTTTTATATGGACCTTACTAAGGCTGAAAGATTCTTTTTTATAGCAGTAGATAAAGAAAAGCCGTTTAATGTCGAACTTTATGAACTTGACCCTGAAGCTATCGAAAAAGGTCGTATCGAATACAAAAAAGATATTGAAACTTTAAAAAAATGCCTTGAAACTAATAACTGGCACGGCTATACTGAAGACAAAAAAATACATATTATTTCACTGCCTGGATGGGCTAAATAACAAACCATTATGACACAATTAACAAAACTTCCGACACTAAACGAACTTCTTACTGATAACGAAGACAGCCTAAAGCAAAACGCGCTTACTGTATTATTGAACCAAGACCCGCCTGCTAAGTGGTTAGTTCAGCACCCAATGATTCGCGATTACAAATACATTCCGATTGAAAAAATAGAATATTTATTAACCAAAATTTATCCGCGTTGGTGGGTAGAAATTCGCAATACACAGATAGTAGCTAATTCAGTTGTTGTAACTGTTCGCTTACATGTAATAAATCCGCTAACAGGCGAAACTGAATGGCAAGATGGTATTGGTGCCGCACCAGTTCAAACAGATAAAGGCGCAGGCGCAACCGATTGGAACGCAGTTAAAACCGATGGCGTGCAAAAAGCTGCACCCGCCGCCGAAACATACGCCGTTAAAGATGCAGCCGAAAAGTTCGGTAAAATATTTGGACGCGATACAGCCCGTAAAGGTTCAATGAATTATACTGATTTGCTAAAAAAATCTGATTTTAATAGCGAATTAGAAAAATAATTGTTATATTTGCGTACGTTCTGCAACCACAAAAAGAACTAAAAGATATTAAAAGCCCTGAATGATATAGGTCGTGGTTGCCCTATTGATTTCGGGGCTTACTTTTTTAAAAAATATGTTATGGAACTTAAAATTAAAGAAGAATTTAAAAAGCTGATTCCACCGCTAACGCCCGATGAATACAAACAGCTTGAAACAAATTGTATTGAAGAAGGTATTCGCGATGCTATTATTACTTGGAATGGTTATATTATTGATGGGCACAATAGGTATAAGATAGCGCAGGATTGGCAATTGGGTTATAAGACTATTAGCAAAAATTTTGATACTGAATATGATGTTATTGAATGGATGCTGGTTAATCAATTAGGTAGAAGAAATATTACACCTGAACAAAAAGATTATTTGATAGGTAAAAAGTATGAAAATGACAAACAAAGACATGGTGGTCAAATAAAAGGGATAGAAAAAATTTTGCCACCCATATCAACAGCACAAAAAATAGCTAATGAAGTAGGTATATCACATCAGCAAGTAAAAAACAACGAGCAATTTGCCAAAGGTATTGACAAAATGAATGATGATTTGAAAAACGTTGTATTGCAAGGTAAATCTTCATTAAACAAACAAGATATTCAAATTATTGCTAAAGCTGAACCGACATTTATCGCAACTACAGAAAAGCAAATTATTGAAAAGGCTAAAGAATTAAAAGAGCAAAAAGCGCAAGAATTTAAAGCTAAAATTGAGCAAAGAATCGAACAGAAAACACAAGAACAACCTATTTCAATTGATGAACAAATTTTGTTTGATAAGATAGAACAAGGCGAAACGGTTGTTATAAATATGAATTTACATTTTCACGTTTTGAAATACGCTAAAGACAAAGGTATTTATAAACAAATAGATAGGTATTCAGAATTTGGCAACCCATTTTTTTTAGATTCTGATGGTACACGCGATGAAGTATGTGATGGATATATTGAATACTTTAAACACAAAAGAAGTTTACATAACAAAGTAAAAGATTTGAAAGGTAAAGTTTTAGGATGCCATTGTGCGCCTCAAAGATGCCACGGTGACCATTTAAAACAATTAGCAGATGAAAATTAGATTCTTACAAGTTGCTATTGCCCAATGGGAACATAACAACAAATTAAAAGGCACGTTTCATTGTACTATAGGCATAAACTTAGATACATACGAACTTACAAGAATGTACCCGGTAGAAATGTATAAAATGCAAAAACATGGTGTATATGAAGTTACAGTTGAACCAATGACATGCAGGCGCGAAAATAGTTTTAGACCTTTAAAGATTAAACAAGTAGGTTTATATAAAAAAGAACAAACACAAATGATTCTTAATAAAATAAAACTTACAACTATCGATACTTTAAATTCTAATCACTTGTCAATGGGTGTTGTTGACATTACTGATAAAAAAATAATGGTTGTAACTTCTAAAAACTATGTCAATGATTCTCAGTTTGATTTATTTGAAGGTACTGAATATTCAATAAAAGAAAGTTTAAAAGGCAAAAGCTACAGCAATAAACTTTACAAAGATATTCGAATTTTGTATCCTACAGATGAAATAAAACAAGGTTATCGTGATTTAAGTTATAATGAACATCACTTTTTTGTAGGCTTAGAAAAAAACGGTTCTGTACCTGATTATTACAATACAAATGCCTATAATAGAATGATAATTGGTAATTTAAGAAACCATAGAAATGTGTTCATAGGTTTATGTATGTTTAAGTCTGAAGAAAATTTATTTACCTAATACTTTGATTTTACAAATTTTTCATCTTACCTTTGCCATAACTGCGGTTTGCCGCTAACCGCTGTTCAACAAGTGCAGCGGTTTTTTTATTTGAAATGTTAACAGATGTTACGGCAAGTGTAACACGCAAAACGTTGATAATCATTACATGTTACGCGTTAACAGCTGTTACGGCAAAAACTACGCACATACACACATACACACGTGTGAAACAATATTAAAACACACACACATGTATGTAAAAACTAGTGTAACATGTGTAACAGTGTAACATACTATGAATATCAATACTTTATATGTTACATTAAGTGTAACAACTGTTAACAATAATAATATAAATAATAAATAATATAAAATAATAAATAAACTTTAAGATAGATATAGGCTTAAAACGTATTTAAACGGCATTTTAAGGCATTTTTATTATAAAGTGGTGTGTAGATATCAAAAAGTATTAAAAGTTGCTTAAAACGAAAATATGAAAGAAAGGGGAAGGCCTTTGAAGTTTAATTCACCTGAAGAATTACAAAAGAAAATTGAAACTTATTTTCAATGGTGCGATTCAAGAACACGAATTAAACATTTAGTTACTAAAGACGGTGTGCAGGAAGTTGTCGAAAGTTTTCCACGCCCTTATACTGTTGAAGGTTTAGCAGTTTACTTAGATACATGCCGCGATACTTTGATAAATTATTCAAACAAGGAAGATTTTTTCGACGTTGTTAAACGCGCAAAGCAGAAAATACTGGCTAATAAGGTTGAAGGCGGCTTAGATAGAACTTATGATATGGGCGTTGCTAAGTTTATGCTTATCAATAACTACGGCTTTAAGGATAAGCACGAAACAACCGAAGACGACAAAAACATTAACATAAACATTCAGTATCCACCTGAAGCTAAGTAGTGCCGCGTAACATAGACATACAACTGTTTAAGCCGCACACAGGGCAAAAACGAATATTAGATAATAAGCGAAGGTTTAACTGTATTGTTTGCGCCCGCAGATTTGGCAAAACAGAACTTATTACATCGGTTGCATTGCCGCTTATAAGCCCTGCCGTGTTTGAAGGTAAGTTTGTTGGTATCTTTGTCGATGACTTTAAGGACTTTGCGCAAAGCTGGAATAAGATTGTAGATACTTACAAGACTATATCAGAAGGCGGAATCATTAAACATAAAGACGAAACATCTAAAATAATGCAGTTTCTAAACGGCGGCGTTTTAGAAGTGTGGTCTATCGGCGATGAAGGGCGAAAAGATAAAGGGCGCGGGCGAAAGTATCACCGGGTAATATATGAAGAAACGCAAAAGATACCATCGCACATACTTGAATACCATTGGAAAACCGTAAGCCGCCCTACCTTGACTGACTACAAAGGTGAGGCGTTTTTTATTGGTACAGCAGCGGGCAAAGATAACTACTGGTATGAACTATGCCGCAACGGCGCAAAGGCTGGCAATGTCGAAAAGAATTGCTATAATGACATAGACTTACCACAAAGCGAAAACGGAAGCGACAGTTGGATTACGTTTCGCATGGAAACAACTGATAACCCAAACATAGACCCTGATGAAGTAGCCGATGCCAGCCGCGACCTTGACCGCTTAACGTTTGAACAAGAGTATAAATCAGTTTTTGTTGACTATTCAGGTGAAGCATGGGTTTACGTACTTAAGGACAAAAGCATTCAACAAAAAGTATTTCAGCCTTCAAAGAAAATAAATTGGGAAACGGAACAGATTTATGTTTCGTTTGACTTTAATAAGATACCAATGACAGCGGCCGTTATGCGCAAAACTACATTGGCGCCTGATGTATCGGCCCGTTCACGTTATCGCTATGGTGTGCATATCGTAAAAGAATTTAAGATAGGTAGTGAAGAACGCGGAGAGGCATCAATCTATGACACGTGTCAAGCATTTAGGGAATGGGTATTTGCCGAAACAAATAAGAAAATAGGTCGTTGGTCCGATACTGCTATTTACCCCTGTACTATTCCGCTATTGATAACAGGCGATGCGAGCGGTGACCGTTCCGATGGCAGGCAACGCGTTTCTAAAACATACTACGAAATTATACAGGAAGAACTGCAGTTACCAGCGCGGTTCTTTGTAGTGCCTAAAGCGAATCCCCTACATGCTGAATCGTACGTTCAAACAAACACAATCATAAGCATGTGCCCCGACTTTCAAATTTATGAAGATAAATGCCCGGGACTTCGTATGGACTGTTTGCGTATTAAATCAGATAATAGCCGCCGAATCATTAAAGGCAAAGGTGAAGAAAGGCAAGCCGACTTATTAGACAATTTAAGATACCTACTTAACACATTTTGTCAAGATATTAAATTATAGCCCCATGTTATACCGCCCCAAAATACGTGTACAAACAGATGCCGAAATAGAATATTGGAAAAACCTAATAAATGAAAAGCGCCGACAAAATAAAACTTTGCAGCGCTGGTTAGTTATATCTGATGTGCATAGACCTTTTCACAATCAGATACTATGGCAAAAAGTTTTAAGGCTTATTAGCGAAATGGGCACAACTTTGCACGGCCTTGTTATTGCAGGCGATTATTTAGACTTGTATACATTAGGTTCTTATAATGCCGAATCATTAGCCAACTTATCGGGCTTAACTTTGCAAGATGAATATATTGATGGTTTGCAGGGAATTGATGAACTTAACAGCGTGTTTAAAGGTGCTAAGAAATATTTTTTATTTGGCAACCATGAAGACCGATACTTTAGGCACATAAAAGAAAAGGACAACGCGAAATATGGTGGCGCACTTATAAACCCATGTGAAGCCTTATACCTTCATGAACGTGGATGGGATGTTAAAACAGATTGGCAGTCTGATTATTTCACATTAGGCAAACACTTAGACATAGTTCACGGAGTTTATACATCTATTCATGCAGCTAAGGCGCACTTAGATAAAACACAACACTCAGTTATGTTTGGACATACACACCGCGTGCAATGCTATCATACTGGGAACAAAGCAGCGTTTAACATTGGCGGTTTATATGACATTAAAAGCAAAGGGTTTTCTTATATGCCACGTTTTCAGCGCCAACTGTGGGCTAATGGTTTTGCCCTTGTTAATGTCGATGACCAAGGTAATTTCTATGTTGAACAGGTTAATGTTTGGGCTGATAAGTTTTTAGCAAACGGCAAGATGTATTAACCATATCGTTGAATCCAACAACATGGTCTAACGTACAAACATAGTAGTATAAGGATGTGCAACCCATTTGCCAAAATATCTATAGTTTAAATTCTTTTGCGTCCTTAAACCCATTGTTATCCTATGCTGCCATGCCTTCCATGGCGTTTGATTTATATCTGAATAGTTAAGCCAAAAGTAACAGCGGTTTGTTTTAAGTTCATTGTTTAGCACGGCACTAATAGCATAGTATCTAATCATTGAAACGTTGACAGTTTGTAACCGATTGAAATGCCAAAACGTAATATGTTTATGTTTACGGTAAAACCTGCGCACGTTTGGAAAACAATTGAAACTATCATTAAGAACTAACCCTAACAGTATGCTGTCAGGGTTATCAGATAGTATAAGCTCACGAATCCATTTTGATTCTTGCATATTGATTTTTTATTTTGTCGAATGCTTGTTTTTCTAATTGCCGGGCACGCTCGCCTGTTACGTTTATCATTTCGCCTATCTGTTTGTAGTCTTTGGCATAATCTTTTAAATACCTATGTTCAATGACTTTATATTCTTTAGTGTTTAGGCACTTAACAAGATATTTAAATACTTTTGTGCTATCGGATTGCAAAGTTCTTGAATCTGTTTGTGAATCCGATGCAGGCGTGTATATTTCGTTGCCTTCATCATCTGTATGGTCAAGGCTTACATATTGCAACATTTCTTTAGCCATTTTGACATAGTGTTCTGATACGTTCATCTGTTTGGCTATTGTTTCAATAGGTTCATCTTGCATGTTTCTAATCTGATGTTTAACAATATGTGCCTTATCGGGATAGCGTATTATATCGCGTTTAGTGTGCATGTATGATTGTATTTCGGACCGCATTCTATAAACAGCATAGGAAATAAACTTATTATCAGATGAACGGTCAAAACTATCGGCGGCCTTAACTAAGCCTATCATTGATTCTGAAATGATATCCATAATATCCACATTTGGCATGTGGTGGCGAAACGCTACAGAAATGGCAAACATCATATTATGATTTATAAGCTGTTCACGTGTTGCGGTGCGCTCTTGTTCAAATGTCAAAGGCTTATATCTATTGGCCTCAGTTAAAAGCCGCTGCAATATGCCTTTCTTTTCGTGTGCTATGTTTAGCTTAACATCAATTCGTTTCATTAACGTAAAATTTTCTAAGGTTTGCAACTTGTTTATTATTACGCTGGCAAATAAAAGCATCTGAATAAGCACGCTGCCATGAAGTCAAAGATATTTCAGCATCGAACTTAGTAGGGTAAACAATCATAAGTCTGTAATAATCGCCAGCCTGTTCATACATTACTGTATCAAATGGCATAATGTTAAGCTGTTCAGCTGTAACATATTCAGGTGTTTTTGTGCTAAGTATTTGGATGCAATACATATTGTCTGTTTGCGCATAAGCTGTAGCGCTAAATAGTAAAATAAAAAGTAGTGTTTTCATTGTGTTAAGTTTTAAAAAGTTAAAGATTCGGTTTTGTAGGTTGACCGAAAACCTTTGATGATTTTATAAGCTATCGCATAATTCTATAAATTCATTTTCAGGAAGTCTATTCATTAAAATGTCCATACAAACATCAAAAACCATTTCTGCACCTGCTGAAAAATTATTTGATAGTTTTTTTAATTCAGCAATTAAATCAATAGTTGATAATGTATTTAATTTTTGCGTTGCGATTGTTTTGAAATTTTCAGTTGTCATAATCTTAATTTTTTGAAGTTTAAATAATTCCGTTCCCTTATTTGTTGATACAAAGTTACACCTATTTTCTAAATTCCAAAACTTTTTATTAAAATTTTATAAAATTATTTAAGTTTTTTTGAATTACCTTTGCATATAAAATACACACACATGATATTCAGAAAGCGAAACAGAGCAGAACAGAATGAAAAGAACTTTCAAAAGTGGCTTAAAACCTACATTCCTGAAACAACAAAGCAGCGTATTGAATTAACAAGGGTATTTACTGACAGGGCAGGCAATAACTTTTATATTTTGAAAAACCCTGCAAATTTAACACGTGAACGTGCGCAAAGGATTGAGGAAGCTATGACCGCTATAGATTACGGTATTCATAAAAATGAAGTAGTTGAAAAGCTATCAGGCATTTTAGAAACGGTTGAAGATATGCCCTGGCAAAACATGACACGCGATAAGTTAAAGGAATTTCACACTAAGTCTAAAGACCAATTGAATGATATTATTTATAGGCTTAAAAGCGTTAAGATTGATGACCTATTACTTGAAGCTGGTTTATATTTCTTCTATATTGATAACGAAAACCCGTACATAATAAATAGCGAAACCCAACAGCGTAAAATGGATGCGATAAGAAATGATGACGAACTGCGTGCTTTTTTTTTGAACAGTATAGAACAAATCTTGAAAGGTTCGAGCGCTTCAAACGTTTAAATTTTCCAAGGCTAAACAAGATAGACCCAAAAGTAAAACCGATTAAAAAACCGCAAACATTTCAGCACGCTATACAAAAACTAAAAGAACAGAACCGTGAAAATGATTATATAATAACAAAGGGCGACCCTGTGGCAATGCAGAATGTTAGGTTTTGGGTTATTCGTGATTATTACAGCGCACTCGAACAGATATTAAAAGATAATGATAGGGCTGAACAAGCTCAAAAAAATATAAAAAAATAATGGCAGAAATTAAAGACGTTTATAGTTTAGAATTTAATAGCAGTCAGTTTCAAACTGAAATCAATTCAGCAATTCAAAGTATCGACCAACTTAACAGCGCTATGGAACAAGGCGTTGATGTTGCCGATGAACTTGAAGAAGCACAAGCAAATTTAGTTAACGTTTTAGGAACTGAGGCTAAAGGCGTTGAACAGCTAAATCAGAAGCGTAACGTTTTAGTCAATACGCAAAATAAGTTAAATAATGAATCAAAGGCAGGCGTTCAAGTTGGCAAACAATTAGACACTACAAATAAACAGATAGCAGTAAGTACAGGACAAGCGGCAACACAGCAAAGAAGTTTAGGACAAAACCTATTAGCTGGCACCCGTGCAATAGGTCAAATGCGCCGCGTCACTTCGACATTAACATTTGCGTTTAGGGCTTTATCAGCTGCTTTGCCTTTTGGTTTAATTATGAGTTTTGCAGGACCTATTATAGATTTTTTTAGTAATCTTTTTACTACTACTGATAAAAGTGCTGAAAACATGGAAAAGTTAAATGATAGCACATTGACTTTACAAGAACGTTTGAGCGTAGCAGAAGAGGAATTAAATAGGCTTAACGCTATTGAAACGCAAAGAGGAAGTTTGACAGATGAAGAACAAAAGAAAAGAAGGGAATTAGTAAAGGTATATGAAGAAACTTCCGCACAAATTATTAAAGAAGAACAAGACCGTTATAATAGAATTGAAGATTTGCAAATACGTTCTAATAGAATTGCAATTAAACTTAGAGGTGATAGCGTAAAAGCTATACAAGATAATTTAGAAAATGAACGTAAAGCAATTATATTACAAGGTAAAAAAACTGATATTGAATTTGCTATACAAATTAAAGAAGCTCAACAAAAAGAAAGAGAATTAAGGGCAAATGGCCAAGATTTAATCGCAAATGATTATTATAAAAAATGGCAATTATTAACAGATGAACAAGTAGCAACTTGGAATTTACAAACACAAGAAATTTTAACTATTGAAAAAGAGGCACAAGATAAAATCAATGAACTAAATGACAGAAATATTAAAGAACAACGTAAAAAAGACCTTGACGCTGCAAATAAAGCAATAGAAGATGAAACAAACAGATTAAGAGAAATAATACTAAGAACCGAAGAAGGTAGCATTGACCGCGTAGAAGCTGAAGCTAATTTAATCGACCAATTGTTAATTTTAAGACAAAAGTATGCAAAAGAATTAGAACTTGACGATACAGAACTTAGAATAATGCAATTGGAAGGCTTAGAAGAAAGAGAAAAGCTGTTCGATAAATACTATGAAAGTTTAAAAGAAAAAAAGGACAAAAATAAAGATTCTATAATTGGTCCAACAAAAGAAGATTTGATTCAAAAGCTAAAAGAATTAAATGATTCTTTAAAGGCTGAATTAGATATTTATGATAATAATAATGAAGCTAAGTTAGCTAAACAATTAGCTGAACTTGAAACAGAACGAAATGATAAATTATTATATGCAGCTAAAAATATAACTGACCAAGAACAACTTGCAAAGGCTTTTGAAGATATTGATGAAGACTATAATAATGCACGAAAAGAACTTGAAAAGAAGGCTAATATTCAAATTCTAAATGATAGGATTAAGCTATTAGAATCTTTAAAGTTAGTAGCTACAAATTCAAATGATAAAGCAGCCGAAGCCGAATTAAACAAACAGATTGAACAGGCTAAATTGCAAGTCATTGAACTAAACAAAATCAATACCGATGGCGCAAAGCAAAATGCCGACCGCACTAAAGCTGAACAAAAGCAAAAAGAAGAAGATGATAAGGCAATGCTTGACAAGCAAAAAGAACTTATAGACCAATCGGCACAACTTATCCAAGGCGTTTCCGATAATGTGTTCAATGTTCTTAACGCGCAAGTGCAGGCATATATTGCAGGGCTTGACAAGGCAATAGATAAAAGCAAATCGGCATTGGATGAAATACGTTCTAATAGTGAAAATTACAACGCAAGGCAATTAGAAATTGAAAAAGAACGTTTAGAAAAACTTGAAGCTGAACGTGCGCGTGCTGTTGAACGTGAAAAGAATTTAGCATCTGTACAGTTGGCAATAAATGCAGCGATAGCAATTTCAAAGGCGGCGGCTGAAGGTGGAGCGGCTGCACCAATTACAATAGCCCTTACACTTGCGTCACTTATTGCAGGTTTAGCTCAAGCGCGTGTGGCTGCAGGAAACGCGTTTTTTCATGGTGTTGAATACTTAGAACGTGGAAACAATAAAGCAGGCCGTGACACAATCCCTGCAATGCTAAATGAAGGGGAACGCGTTATAACAACCGATACAAACAATAAATATTGGGATGTACTTAGCGCTGTACACAATAACAGAATACCAGCGGATGTGCTAAATACTTTTGCAAAGGCATACCAACAAGGCGGTATTAAAAACGCTTTAGGTGCATTTGGCGATAACGTTTCACTTAGTTCTGAATTAGGACAAAAGTCTATCTTTGTAAATGTAGCCCAAACTTACGGCGGCATGGAAAATAGATTAGAACGTATTGAAGCGGTGCTGACTGATTTGCCTAAATACATGCCGCGGACAACAGTTAGCGCAAATGCAAACGGTATATTTAAAATTGTTGAACAAAGACAAGCGCGCAAAAACTTTTCGCGTAATTGGTCAAAATAACATGCTTTTGTATAAACATTTAAACATTATGAATTATGCCAATCAAAAAATGTATCCCAGGCGATAACAAATGTATTTCAAAAGTTATTAAGCAGTTAGTTGCTGAAGGCTACCCACAAGAACAAGCGGTTGCAATCGCTTTAAATACGGTTAAGAAATGAAATACTTAATAGCTATTATTATAGTTTTAGTATCTGTATTGCTATACATTACAATTGATAACAGTAACAAGATGCAAAAACAAATACAACAAAACGAACAGCAAACCCGTGACAGTTTGTCGCAAATATATGCTAAATTTGCGACAAAATCGGACAGCCTTCAGGCGCATATAGACACTATGCAATTAGCATTAGACAAACAAATAAAACACTTTAGATATGATTTATCCCGAATTAAGATTATTAAAGTACCGATTGTTAATTACAATAATGTTTCTGACACTTTGCTCATTAGTCGCCTCGTGTCAGATTACAAAGGTCGATAATGGTTTTTTAATTAGCCGTGACTATGCTGAATTTATAGCCGCACGTTTTGATAGCTTAGAAATATTTAAGGTAGCGCACAAAGAAGCTATTGATAAAATAGATAGATGCGACAGTATATTATATAATGCAGAAATGGTTATATCAGCCATGAAAGTACAACATAATATGCAAACAGACATGCTAAAATTAAAAGACGCTATGATTGCAAGTTATGAACGCGGCAATGTAATATGTAATGACTATGCAAAGCAAATCAAAAAAGAAAAACGTTCTAAAAAGATGTGGAAAATAACAACTTACGCTTTTATTAGTGTATCTTTGGGCGCGTTAACATATTCAATATTTAAATGAACGGCTTACTAATATTTTTTGATGGCATACCTCAAGACCTTGACAACTTCAACGGTACTGAATCGGCAAGTTTTGTATTTCGCCGCAAAGATGAAGCAGGCGAATCAGCGTTCAGTTTTGCCCCTGAATTAACAGTAGTAGGCGATACCTACGAATATGTCAAACAGCAAATAATTAACGCGCCAAATCCAAATATAGCAGCTATACAAGTATTGATTTACGATACATGCTGCACTAATCCCGATGGCTCAGATAGGTTATTATTTACTGGCAAAATTGAAGGCGGTTCTGTACGCTGGTGTACGTTCCCGACATGCGAGGCGCAAGTAACAGTAGTTGATAATAGTGTCGATGCTGAAGCGATAAGGTGTTTGAAAAATCATTTTCCGTGGGATAATCAAGATAAGAATGGTAATTATATAACAAGAGGTTTTGATGAGTTTAGAGTAGCCCCGTTTACATATTATTGTAATGACCCAAAACCAAGTGGAACACAAGAAGCTATAATGATTATAGGTTCTTTTATTCAAATATCATTAGCGCCAATTATTGCATTGTTTTCACTTATAGTTGACCAAAATTTATTTCAAAACTTACAGAATTTTATTGTAGGTTGTGGATTTAGACATTTAACCCCTTATTTAGATAGTCAATTTAAAAACCTTTGTAAGCTATGTAATATCGGTTATCAGTCAAGTTTATTTGATGTCGGCGGTTATTATCATAATACAGTAAGAATGGATATTGGTTTTGTGCCGGGGGTAAGAGCAACAATTACGCAATCGCAAGGATTAGCAGCTTATAATGATAATAAACCAAACTTAAACGGCATTCAATTTTTAGACCAACTTAAGCAATTTAATATAGAATGGCGTGTTGTAAATGGTGTTTTACAGATTGAGCGCAAAGATTATTTTTCAGGTGTGCAATGGTTTGATACTGATAATTTAGCAGAAAATCAATTACTATCTATTTGCTATGAATCATTGGCTGAAAGGCCTGCAAGTTATGCCGAATATGAATATTCAAAAGATGGTGTTGATAATAGTGGGGATGAAGTCGCTAAAAGTTGGACTGACCGCGTAATAGATTGGAATCCTACTAATAACCCACAACAAACAGGATTATTTACAAAAAAATTACAATATGGCGCGGCTCAATTTAGATATGATGCTAATAGACCTGATGTTAATCCTATTGATAAGTTTATCTATTTTATTTATTATGCTTTTATTCAGGATGCTGAAAATAGATTTGCAATGTTTATTGAAAAGGGAACAGCTGCATATCCAAAACTTATAAATTTAAATTCAGTAATTGACCAAAATACAAGTTTATCAAATTTTCAAAGAGGTTATGCAAGACCTGATTTGTTTTTAGATGCAGCTGGTTTGCGTGTTTATAACTATAAATGGCATATTCGTGAAAATCCTTTAGTCGATGCAAGCGGTCAAAGTTACGACACCGCCTACCAAAAACTATTCTTTATTGATGACCCGCGCCTCACATCTGTTAAAACGCGCAAAGTTACAATTTCTGTAAGTGCTGACTGCGACCTACTTACTACTTTAGACATTGACAAATACGTTACAACTTCGCAGGGTCAAGTACAAATAACAGAAATAACTTACGATACAAATAATAATTCATTAACTATACAAGGTTTAATTTAATGGCTTATACTTACGATAATATACAATTAGATTGCATTGATAGCAGCGGTACTGTTTTATATAACATTGCAACGTTTACGGCTGCTACAATTCCAGCGGTGCCTGTTGAAGGCTTAGCAATAGGCATAAAAGTTCGACTAACGTTTATTATTAACAGTTCGGGCGCTAATAGCTTTTTAAATAAACAACTAAGATTTAACCCGGGGCTTTATGTTTTATCAAATCCTTTAAACGCTTTAGATTTTGGCTATGAAACATTAAACCCATTAAGCACAACGCCACAACAGGCTGTTTTAAACGTTCCTATACCGCCGCTGCAAAATATCTATTGTGAAATGTCAAAGAATACTGCACCACATGATGAGGCTACAGTAGTTTTTGAATTTTACGTTACAAATGATACTACTAATTTTATATTTGGTAATTCATCTAATTCAAATATCAATAGATTTTTAGCGTCAAGCGCTACGGGTTTACTTAATAATATCGGTCAAATAGTTTACAACCAAACCAAAAATTTAAGTTTAGGCTGTAAAGTTTTTGATTCATCGGGTTTTGACATGGTTGTAACTACACCCGTAGGTGCAAGATTTGCAAATATACCTGTTCAAGCCCGTTGGTACAATTCCGACTATTTAGGGTATAGCTTATTGATGCGATATATTAACACACTTGAAATTAGTTCAGCATCACAAACGGCTGCAAGTTTGCCACTACTTACCAATGCAACAGCAACAGCAGCACAGCCTAATACATCAACAATACCAAACGCTATTTTTACAGTTACGAATAATCAGTTGGCAGTAGGTGAGGATAATACAGTTAGGATATTATTAAGGGGCGAAGCATTTAACGGTTCAGTTGCAAATCCTGCTATTAGTGATATTCGCGTTTTGCTTTTTAGGGTTGATACGGTTGTAAACAATACAGACTTTGTTACTGACTTACAATTATCTGATGCTTTAATACCACAGGCAACACCGGGCAGCGGTCAACTAAACGGCGCTATTTATTCGCCTTCGGATTGGTTTGAAGATGTACCAAATCCTGACGATATAGAAGTTCAATTCACTATTGATGGTTCACAGCTACAAATAAACGGTCAATATTATATAGTGGTAAATATTCATGACAGCGCAAATCCTGAATATGTAACTTCGCATCTAAGCCCGTTATTAGTTGCTACTTATACAGCGCCTGCAATACCAATATTAACAGGTTTTTTAAGTACATATAACACACAATACAGCGGCAATAATTTAACTATTGCACCACATCAACGTATTAAGGCCCGTTTATCAATTGACAAAGCAAGCTACGTAACAGCTTTAAATGCTATTGGTTTGGTAGGTACTTTTGATGGAAGTTTAGCAGGCATTATCTGCAAACTTACAAACGTGCCAGGCGTTGTTAACCAAGTGCAAGGTTTAATACCTGCAGCACCGCCAATTACAACGGCTGATATGACAATAATAACTAATGATGCAACCGATTTAGTTTTAGATTGTATCTATAGAATAGCTGAAGAATATGCAGGCACATCGACAGAGATAACATGGACTATTAGTTTAAATCAGCCGACTTCGACAAATGGCATAACCCAATTTACACAAATAGATTATGTGCAAAAATTAGATGTCGATGTTTTTGAAAATGATGCAATAACGCCAAAATTATTAAACATTAGATTCTACGATTTAGAAGATTATATTGTAGGCATTAAAACCGAAATAATTGATATTTGCGATGCCGACCAAATAATAGCAGAAGTAGAAAAAGACCCAGCCTTCACAGGTTCTATTAACTTTATAGCTACTATTTACCCTGCAAGCGAAACGGGCGATACGAATAATAATGCCATTGAAGAAGAATCAAGCTGGCAGCCTGTTGTAGTGCAAATGCAACAGTTAGTTAGTGCAAAACTTGACGATGTCGATGCTTCATTTGGTTTTGATGATTTTGCACAATTTAGAATAAACTGCCAACAATTAACACAAGGGCAGCGTTATTGGGTTACAGGTATTGCATATCAGCAGGTTCCTGATTATTGCCCTATCGGTTTAGTTGCGCTTACAAGTACATCGACTTATAGAACTGTTGGCGTATTACCTTTGTGGACTATTACAGGAAACCCAACGGCTGTAATAGCTGAAATATTAGCACATCCAAATTATGTAGGCGGTTTAACTATTGTTCAAAATAACTTTGTAGATAATGCAAATAGCCCCGTAGGCGTTTTAAGTTACGCGGGCAATATTGTAACAGCAATAAAGATTAACGAAACAATTGGAACAGCTTTTTATAGGTTTATAGTTGATGCTGACTTTGACCCAGGCACAGGGCCGCACACAATAAGACACGAAATTTTAATGCCTGTTCCGTTGCCTGCACCAAGTTTAATACCGTTAGTTACTTTTGACAATAACTATAAATGTAGCGATTTGGGATAAAATTTTTTAATTTAATTTTTATTTGTATCTTTGCGAATATATGTTAGTAATTTATCCTGTATCATATTCAGCTGAAATTAGCAGAACCTATTCATTTAGGCAGCCCGTACCGATTCGGTATGCCTGCCCTATTTTGCCTGGCAACTTAATGCAACATGTAAGAGATGCGTGGAACTGTAATTTGTGCGGTTCTGATTTGCCGTTTTATATTCCTTATGTTCAGGGCGATGTTATACCATTCCAAACACAAGTTGCAGATAATTACAATCAGCCTAACAGCGTTTTAGTGGCAGGTTTTCAAACAAGCACAAGCACTTCGCATTACGTAGTAGTTAGCTTATATGATTGTTGTGGTTCACTTATAAGTGAATTTATAGATGACTTTTCAGATAGTTACCATGTAGGACAAAGCCTTGCAACGGGCAGCATACAAACGTGGTTTGTTAATACGGGTTTATTCCCTGCTGATTTAGATTGTTTTAGATTGTATATTGACTATTACAAAATAAATCAGATAACCTTAGAACCTGAATTAGATAAAAGGTTATTTACAGAATACTATAAAAAAGTCGAAGGCTGTGGCAACTTAAATGACACGTCTTTGATTTATAGCACCTATGCAAATTATGATTGCAACGGTAACTTTTACGGAACTTTGACTAATTATTTAGGTTCTAATAATACACCGTTTTATAATTCGCTTAGAATCTTTGGAAATGTAGAATTTTTTGGAGATACTGAAGCGATTACAGAAAATGACAGAAATGTAGTTATCAGTAAAGATATAACAGAAAATTACGGTATTATTTCGGGTGCCGTTCCACCGTTTTACATTAAGTTACTACAACAAGCTGTGAGAGGCAATTACGTAACTGTTGATGGTGTGCAGTATCAAAACTTTAGATATGATTCTAAACCCGAAGACAACCGTATGTTTTTGTTAGACCTGACATTTGATAAAAGATGTCGAATTGATAATAAACAATGTAGGTGAGGTCGTGAATTCATTTACATAATATTTTAAAAACAAAAAATATGAATAATATTTCTTTTCTTAACGGTTTTTTAGGCGCTTTCGGTGTTTGCCCTCCATGCGTGGATGATGAAAACGTACCTAACTACCTATGCGACCCGTGCGATTCAACTGTTTATTCAGGTGGTATCGCAGGTTGGTTTGCTAAAAAATGCTCTTATGAATTTAGTGATATTACCGATTCAACTGAGTGGGAAACTGCTATTGCAACTAAACAAGTTTTTGGGCGCGTTAATGGTAGCCGTATTAGTGGTGGTCTTCCTGCGCCTGAATTTACGACTAAAAAACGCGGCTCATGCGGTCAAGAAGAAGTAGTAAAACAAAGCCGTGTTGTATCGCTTACTGATGCTGAAAACGACAATGATTTCACTATCGATGCGCTTTACAATTTCTTAGCTAACCCTGCAAATGCTTCGGGTTATGAATTCGGTTTTGTAACTTGCGATGGTCGTTTCTTAGGTTGGTATTCAAACGTAACAGTTCGCCCGTTCTATCAGATTGCAGAAACTGACGAAGACGATGCTTACTGGACAATTGAATTCAGATATAACGAACAGCTTGGTACATTTACTCAGCAGCAACTTTCATTCCTATTAACACAATCTTATAACTCATGTTGGGTTACTTCGATTGTTGTAACAGGAACAGGTAACGTTACAACTGTAGCGGATGGAAATACTTTGCAAATGCTTGCGGCTGTATTGCCATTGAACGCTACTGATGCTACTGTTACATGGTCGGTTGTTAACGGCACGGGTACTGCTACTATTAGCGTAGGCGGTTTGCTTACTGCTACAGGTGCAGGCTTAGTTACTGTTATCGCAACGGCTAATGATGCTTCGGGTGTTACTGGTTCACTTGTAATTACTGTTACTCCATAGTTAGATAGTTTTAAGGGCGGTTTGAAATACAGCCGCCCTATTTAAAATCAAATAGAATGAACTTAGAACAGTTTTATCAATTTTTAGATTCTGTAAGTGCTACAATACTTAATCCGCCCGTGCATCCGTTTAAATCGGATTGGAAAAAAATATATGAAAGTATTAAGCCACATTTCTATGGTGAAGTGCCGCCAGCGTTGGATAAGGCATTCCCAAATGAAGATGAACAGATATTAAATTATAGAAAAAATACCTATCAGCCTAAAACAGAATCGCCACTTGTTAAGGCTATTACTGAGCTGCATAGGTTGCTAAGTTCTGCTAAACATTCTGTTAGGTTTGAAAACATGGACATGCAACAATTTGCCGAAAACGAAAAGTTTGGTGAAAACAATTTGCAGTCATTTTTATTTTCTGTATTTATTCCTAATCGCGTTTTAGACCCTAACGCGGTTTTGTTAATTGAACCAAAAGGCGATGGCATTGAAACAGATAATGTAAGGGTTAATGTAGACATGAAAGTTATCCAGTCTGATAGGATTGTTTTTAATGACCCTGAATATCGACTGTTAATATATAAAGGCATAAGCAAAAACAAATATGCTAACTTAGGTATTGAAAATCCTTTTTACTATCATATAGTTACCGATATGTTTTATGCACAAGCGCGCGCATACGGTGACAAAACAATGTTTGAAGTTATTTACGAACATAACAGCGGTATTATGCCTTGGGTTACTTTAGGCGGTCGCGTTGTTCCTAAATACGATACTTATGGCAATACGTTTAAAATTTATAAGTCTGATTTTAGCCCTGCGATACCTTACCTTAATGATGCTGCTATTTTTGATAATCAGCACAAATCGGTTATGCTGGCAACGTGTTTTCCTATTAAATTTGTTGAAGGGGTTGATTGTAACAGTTGTAATGGCGTGGGACGTGTTCCTGACCCAAATGATTATGAAACAAGTATAACATGTAAAACATGTAGTGGTCATGGCAAAACGTTAAGCATAACACCGCTTGCCGCTTATAATTTGAACCCAACTACTTCTAAATTTGGGGATAGCGATAAGCAACAAGTTGAACCGATACGCTATTATTCGCCCGATGTTTCGACTATTCAGGAAACTAACAAGGTAGCAACTGAAGCATTAGGCAAAGCTGAACAGGTGTTAAATATTAACCGTAGTTTAAAAGCTGCACAATCAGGCGTAGCAAAAGAATTGGACCGTGAACCTGAATATATAGAAGTTGGTAAAATTAGCGACGATGTTTATGCGCGTTATAAAGATGTTTTGCGTATTATTCAGGCTATTGTTTTTATGGATACTGAAAGTGCAATTATGGTTAACGCGCCTATTAGTTTTGACCTTAAAACCGAAACGGAACTAATGGCTGAATTTGCACTATCACAAAAAGGTTTACCAACTGCTATTAGATACGAATCTTATATTAGCTATATTGACCGCAGATATAATGCTGATGCTGTAGCACGCCAAATAGCAACCATTTGCGCTATGTATAACAGCGCTTATCTTTATACAGTTGATGAACGTGTACAGCTTTTGGCAAGTGGACAGATAACTGAAAAGGATGCAATTAGCGCACAATTTGTTTTTGATGCTGTTACTGAATTGTATTATGATGAAGGCTTTGATATTATGAATAATGATTATACAGCTATTAAAAATGCAATTGATGAAAAGTTAGCGCCGCGTTTTGATGCTGTTGCAAGTAATGTAGTTCCCGAAGTTAATATGGATGAATTTAATAATTCTGATAATTCGGATAATTCGGATAATGACGAAGACAATAACGACGATAACGACGAAGATAACAACTAATGGACTTCAACAAACCCGAAAGAATTAACGACAAAGCACTTGAAATTTTACAAAAGCGGTTTGACAAAGTAGAACCTAAATTTGTAAAACAAGTAGTCGATTGGGTTAATAAGTTTAGAACGACATCAGGCAATTTAGTAAGGTCAAAAGAAAATTTAGCGCGTTTAGGTTCTTTTAAAACTGCTGTTAATAGGTTCTTAGAAAAAGCTGGATATAATGTAATGGTTTCGGGTTTCTTAGAAAATTTTGACGAAATAGGGGCGAATACTCAGCTTGCGCAACAGGAATTGAACGGCTTAGAAATTACAAAAAGTTTTTTAAACCCATTTAAACGCTATGCTGTTAATAATGTAATTGCTGCAATGCAAGGGCAGGGATTAAATACTAATTTAATAAATCCGCTTAAGAATGAACTACTAATAGCAGTAAATCAGGGCAGCAGCCTTACAGATGTTGTTACTTCAATAGCAGGTCAATTAACAACAAGCGAAGCACGCCAAGGCGTATTAAAACGAATTAGTTTGCAGGCATCACGTGACGCGTTATTACAATACGATGGAATAGTAAATGAAGCGGTGCGAAAAAGTTATAAATTAGATGCATTATTATACGTTGGCAGTTTAGTAAAGGATAGCCGATTGCAATGTGAGGAATGGGTTAATTATGATAAAAACGGTAAAAAAGGTTTAATATTATTTGAGGAATTAGAAGAACAAATTTTATTTGCAGAAAATGAAGGCACGGGTATGATACCAAATACAACGCCCGAAAACTTTTGCCAAAATCGCGGCGGTTATAATTGTAGGCATATAGCTTACCCGGTACGGTCGGCTAATTATCAGAAAAAATAAAACATTATGTTAGTCATAAAAGCAAAGCATAAAACAACAGGTACTGAATATCAGTTCACCCCTGCGCAATGGTATGCAGAACAACAAACGGGCAATTATAATTATTTAGGTACTATTCACGTTGCCGAACCTGCACAACCTATTCAAAGAACAGTAACCCCAAAACGCGGCTGCGGCTGCGCAAATAAACGTAGATAATATGCCAAGATTTTATAAATTTGTAATCCAATTAGAATACAATACCGAAGCGCCGACACTTGAAGAATTGCAAAGTGAATTTGATGATGCTGTAAGTATTGAAGATTATAAGCTGGCAGCTGAAATAAAAAAAGAAATTGATTTGCACATCAAAAACAATAGTTCCGATTGTGAAACTGTTTATGAACTTGAAGATTATTGTTTTGTTGACCTTGACGAAGTTGCAACATTTTATAAATCTGAATGGGAGAATGGTGATGAATTTACTAAGGTTATTTTAAAAAGCGGTTTTGAATTGCCGCTAAGTATATCATTTGAACAATTTACAAAATTATTTTTTAATATAAACACACCTGAAAATGCTTGACAAATTTGTAGAAAAATTGGGTATAGAACCCGAACTGATTCAAAAACTTGAATCGAACGAAATTAGCCTTGACGATGCTGTTACGGGTTATGTTTCTAAACTTGAAAAAACAGTTCAGGAACGAATCGGCAAACAGATTGAAGAAGCTAAAAGCGCCGAGCTATTTGGTGCCGCTTATGCGAAAACAGAAAAGCAAATTGCTGAAGCCTTTGCTATTGACCTAAAGAAATACGAATTGGTAGACAAAAAAGATAGGTTTAAAACTATTGTTTCTGATTTAAAAAATAGTCAATTAGAAACTTTGGAAAAGCTAAAATCTGAATATACATCCGCCGATGCACAAAAACTTCAACAGCTTACGCAACAGTTAGAACTTGCCAACGCTAAACTAACTGAAAAAGAAATGCTAATGCAACAAGCTATCAAAGAAGAACAAAGCAAATTTCAAAGCTACATTAAAAATCAGCAAATTGAAAAGGTCCGCGGTTCATTAGTTGAAACTGTAAAAAATGCACGTTTATCGCCAAAAGAAATGCGCGCAATCTTAGAAGCTGAAATTCGTGAACGTGGCTTAGATTTTGAAATTGACCCCGATGGTAATATTTGGGTTAATAAAGATGGCAACCGCGTAAAACATCCGACTAAGCCAACTGAAAACCTAAAGTATGAAACACTATTTGAAATTATAGCAGCTGAATATAATTTTGAAAAGCAATCAAATGGCGGTCAAACAAAAACATTTGAAATTGATGAAAAATCAAAAACAGGAATACACCCAGCGCGTTTAAAATATATGCAGGAAAACGGTCTCATTTGAATTTGGTTAAATAGTTTGTTAAGCAGTCTTTCGGGGCTGCTTTTTTAATTGTAAACATTTTATAAAAAAATAATAATTTTATTAAAATAAATACTTATTATCTTTGCAGTACGACCTCTCACAAAATAGGGTGCTAAGGCACAGAAAAAAAACAGAACGCAGTTGGCAGCGTGGAAAATGCCTAAACAATTTTTTTTAATTCAAATAATTTTTAATAAATGTCAACAATAAAATTAGCTGATGCTTGGAAAATTATAGACATTTCGCTGAATAATAACAGCGGTATGCGCTCCATGCCATCGCCAAATATCGGACTATTGCAATTGCTTGTTAGTGCTGCTAATAAATCCGCTTCACAGGTTAAACTTGGTAACGTTCAGGCAGTTGAACAAGGTAACGGTAAAGTTTACAAAGTTTCACGCCGTTTTTTCCCACGTCTTTCTGAATCTAATGCAACTTCACTTGAATATTGCCCAACTGATGGCGATGTAGTTAAGCCGCTTTATGATGAAATTGAAATTACTAATAAGACAGTTTCTCAGAAAATTAAGATTGACGATGAACTAATTCGTTGTATCAAAGAAAGCCGCGCTGATTATCAAAACAGCTATGTTAATGAAGTTCTTAGAAACCACATTAACAAACTTGGAAAAGAAGTTTCTACTGTTGTAGCTAACAACGGCTTTATCGGTCAATTCGTTAAATGCGAATGTAACGCCCCTGCTGTTACTTCTAAGTCTTTGCCTTTATTCCTTGCAAGTGGTTTAGGCATCAACCCTGTTGGTGAATCTATCCTTGATAGCGACCGCAAACAAGCTGAAATCGAACAGCAAATGATTCTTATCGGTGGTACTTTGCTTGACCAATATCGTAAAGCCCGTGCTATTGCAGCTGGTAATGATAACGGTTTTGACGCGTCACTACTTGACATTACACGTTCAATTTACTACGATACTAACCTACCTGCTGCACTTGGTAATACCAACGAAATTATCGCAATGGCACCGGGTGCGCTTCAACTTGTAACTTACGCAAAAAATAAAGGTCAATTCACTTATGACTTTGAAGACCAAATGCGCACTACAGTTGTTGACCCATGGTTAGGCATTGAGCACGACGTAGTAATGTCTTACGTTAAATGTAATGACGAAATTGAACTTTACATCCAATTCGCTACTAACTGGGCGGTTGTTGGTATGCCTAAATGTTGGGCCGTAAATGACTGTTTGTTTGATGGCGTTCTTGACGTATTCAAATATGAAGTTGTTTGCGCTGACACAGGATACTGCGATATTGAACCTGCTTGCGGTGCTGCAGGTGCGCCTGTTGCTACTGATGCTGTTTTCTGTGAATCTGCCGATTCTTGCGATGTAGCATGTAATGCTGTATTTTATTCTAAATCCGTAACAGGTGAATTGTTCAAAGGTGATGAAATCGATGTAACTGATGCTGTTGCAATTCAAATTAACGGTTTGCCATTTAGCGTAGGCGGTTCTTTTGATACTGGTACTTCAGGTGGTGCTAATGGTTTTGTAGCCGCTGCACAAGCTGCCCTTGCAAGTGTAGGTTCTATTTACACAGTTGCTGGTGGTTGGGATGGTACAGGCTTAACAATTTATGTTTTCGGTAATTCTACCGTTGCAAGTGTTGTTATTGTTTCTGCTACAGGTTCAGATGTTGCACTTGGAGTTGCTACTGAAACACTTTATAATGTTTATAGCGCTTCAACACCTTCAACAGGTGCAAGCCTTACTAACCTTGATTGGTCTTTAGATTCAAACACATTTGATGGTGCGCCTAATGCACAAGTTTTAGGTGAAACTAATGTATTTGGTACTTATGCTAATTTCTACACTACAAGTACAAACACAGGTTCTGCACAGCTTATCATAACTGATAGCGCTGCATGTAATGATACTTTTAACGGTACTATTTAGTTTTAATGATTCGGGGGAGGTTCGCCTCCCCTTTTTAAATATAACACAATGAAAAATCAAAGTAAAAAATTAAACGAAGCATTAAACATTATCCGCAAATATTACAGCGCTGTTAATGTGCAAAGAACCGATAATGAAGATGTAATTTATTTGTTTGATTATAGCAATCAGAAAAAAACAATCGGTTCTGAAAAGATAAACAAGGCTATTGAAAAAGCTGTTAAACAACAAGACTTTCCAAAGGATGTTTATTATTCTGAAGGTATGTTATCAGTAGTTAAAATTCAACAAAATGTACAACAATACGAACAACCCGAAGCCTTCGAAACCGAAGCCAATGAAACCATTGAAGCCGAAGAAATAACCGAAACTGAACAGCCTAAAAAACGCGGTCGTAAAAAACAAATAGATGCTGAATCTTAATACACCTAATTGCTTAGATAATTATATCATATCGCTTAACGGCTGTTATCCTGAAGATACAGTTCCGACTTCGGGCTATTATTTAGAAAATCTTGAAGGATTAACTATAAATAATGTAGCCGCTGTTAGTAGTGAGGCTTTAATATCAGCAACGGCAACGGTTCGCGAAAAAATGTACTTTGCGGCCGATATAGTTGAAAAACGTTTAAAGGCCGTTTTAAATGCGCGTGGCATAAAGTTAAACAGCATTGGTAATTTATATACTGTTTGCGGTGTTTCAAATATATCTGATATTCCCGTAGCTGTAAATCGTGGAATAAAAGTATCTAAGAAATGGATTGATAGTCCTCAAAGCCGTATTTTTGTCGATTCAGTACGTTTTAAAAGCACCGTTAATGGTACTGCATCAGTTTATGTTACCGATTTTTTAGGTAATAAATTATTTCAACAGGCTGTTACTTGTTATGCTGATACTGAAATGCACATTTTTGTTAAGAAATCATTTAATGAAGATGTATTGTTAATAACTATTGACACTACTAATATAGCGCCTTACTTATACACATGCAACCAAGCATTTAATTGCAAACCTTGCGGCGATAATGTGTTAAATGTAGAAGGTTGGAATGGTGTTAGTGCGCAGCCTTCGGGTTATTTAGGCGCGTGTGTACGTGTAGATTGTGTCGATACTGATATTATATGTCAGTTTTTGGACCGTTTAGGTATGGCAATTTTGTATCAAACAGGCGTGCAAATTTTAAAGGAATGGGTTAGCCCTAATAACCGTTTGAATTTAATTAAAACACACGGTAACGAATGGGCAAATGTTAAAATAGGTGAATGGGAAAATGCAAGCATTGAGGCCTTAGATAATGAAATTGATAATATAATTCAGCTATTAGAAGCCGACCGCTTTTGCTATAGATGTGAACCAAGATTGAGAATGTATCCAATGTTCCCTGGCTAATGACTTTATCTGAACGCTTAGAAATACTATCAGAAGTTGTAAATAATGACAATACGGCCCGTAGAATTTCGCAGGTTGCCGCTATTCAAGTTATTGCAGAATATAAACAAAGGATATTTTTAAACGGTTTAGATTCAAATGGTAGTGCAATAGGTCAATATTCAGTTAATCCATTTTATATAAATCCGCTTAGTTTAACAACGGTTGCTGCTGATGGTGTTATACCTGAAGGTAAAAACGGTCAAAAAGTTTTTAAAAATGGCAATCCACATAAAACTAAATATTTAACACAAGGTTATAAACAGCTAAGACAATTAACTGATAGGAATTCTGAAACAGTTGATTTAAATTTTAGCGGTTCATTATTTGAAAGTATTAAAGTAACTGAAAGCGGAACTGTTAGCGCTATTACTTATACAAATGATGAATTAGCAGGTATAATGGAAACAAATGAAGCACGTTTCGGAAAAGACATTTCAACTGTTTCAACAGATGAACGCGAATTAGGCGAAACCGCCGCACGAAATGAACTATTAGCAATTTTAGAAGAAATAGATTTACTATAATGTACGTAACACAAGATATAATAACTGAACTTATCAAACAGATTGATACTGCAATGGCAGCCGTAAATGTAAATGTAAACGGTAATGGCATAGCTGTAAAAAATACTGCAGGTCAGGTTGTTACTTTGAATGTTACACAAAATGGACACCGTAATTATGTTGGCATCACAGACACCGCGGGAACGGGCTATTATATCCGTACTAATGGTACTATTTCAGAAGTACGAAAAGCAGCGAATACTAAAAGGGGAAGTTGTGGTATCGAACTTGATGTGCGTGTTCCATTTAAATTAGTTTTTTGGCATCTTTGCGCTGACCCGCGTTTATTATTAGATTCGGTTAAGTTTGCGCTATATGGTGCGAATTTTAAAGGCATACAATGGCAATACGCTATAGTTAATCCGCGCTTGTTCCCGGTATCAAATGAAATATTACCTTGGACTGTTTACGCTGCTGAAACGGGCAAAGACCCTAAAACGCTGTTAAGTCTTATGCAAATAGTTAGTTTAGATTTTGAATTACGTTATGATTTTAGTCTTACTGAAAAATGTAAGCCGTTTACGATATGTTAAGATTCACTATGCCGCCAAATTTCGCTACCTTGGGGCAATTAGTCGGGGCTTGGAATAAATAGCCCCGTTATTTTAAAAACTTGTAACTTTATATATATGGCTTGTTGTAATTGTTGTGAAAATACGTTAATTTTGGGCTGCATTAACAGTTGTAATGCAAGATTAGATACTAATATAACAGTTGATGCTTTAACTGAAGGAATTTGGATTTTGCAGCTTACATTTGGTAGTGTTTCTGTTTATTATAGTCTTTATTTTGCCGATGGTGCAAAAGTTAAATTTGATATGACAAACCTAAACGAAAATTACACATACACAGGTCAAATAATTTCACCACTTGGCGAAATTGTAAACATTGAAAAAGATGGTATCGAATATGATTGCATTGAATTTAGCACTAAAGTAGGATTATATAATACTGAAATAAACTTATAATTATGATAGACATAGTAAAATTAGCTAACGGTAATGTAGCTATTTATGATTCGACTTCAGGCGATTTTATTAACAGCCTTAGCCCTGACATTGTAGAAATAGAATGCAATGTAAACGGTTCTGTTAAAGTAGTTCAAGATAACGGAAGTGTTGAATATATCGACCCTGCACAAGTTGCTAATACCGAAGTAGTGCCTGCGGCGTCAATACCTTTTACAGGTGATTGTGCCGACTTAGCAGCCTTGTTAAGTTCTGATTTTTTTTTTGTAGTTAGTGGCAGCGGTGGTGCATCTGATTTAGCTACTGTTTTAGGTATTGGTAATTCGGCAAATGATGGAATTATTGATTTGGATTACTTAGACTTTGACACAGCAGCAGCACATTCTGTTGGTGTTGGTGAATTGGCGTGGAATAACACAGATGGTACTTTAGATTTAGGTTTGCAGGGCGGTTTAAAAAATAAACTTGGGCAGCAATTAGTAGTAAAGGCACGTAATACGAGCGGTTCTTTGATTAGTAAGGGCAGCGTTGTTCGTGTTGTGGGTGTTGCAGGCGGATTTGTTGGTATAAACTTAGCACAAGCTAATAATGTAGCAAATAGCGAAACAGCTTTTGGAATTGTTGCCGAAGACATTGCAGATAGTTCAAATGGATTTGTGGCAATTAACGGAATTGTTCACGGAGTTAACACTAACGCTTTTACCGAAGGTGATATTTTGTATCTAAGTACAACAACACCTGGTGCAATTACAAATGTTAAACCTGCATCACCTAATTATATAGTTGTAGTCGGTTATGTCGCTAAAAAAAGCGCAACGGATGGACACATTTTATTGCATGTTCAAAATGATACAAGACAAGCTGTAGAAATTCAATTAGCTGCAAGTGATGAAACTACAGCACTAACAACGGGAACGGCAAAAGTTACATTTAGAATGCCACACGCTATGACACTAACTTCGGTTCGTGCATCGCTTACAACGGCACAGGCAAGCGGTTCTATATTCACGGTTGACATAAACCAAAGCGGTAGTTCTGTTCTCGGTACAAAGCTAACCATTGACAATACAGAAAAAACAAGCACAACAGCTGCAACTCCTGCAACTATAACAACATCTGCACTAACAGACGATGCCGAAATTACAATTGATATAGACCAAATCGGTAACGGAACGGCAACAGGTTTAAAAATTACTCTAATCGGAACAAGATGATAATAAATCCTTATTCTTTTGGGGTTGCTTATGACCCCGATGCGCAGGCTTTTATCACGGCAGCAGGCATAACAGATAACACGCAAAAAAATGCAATAAATACTTTAGTTATAAATTGCAAAGCTGCTGGTATTTGGACTAAAATGCAAGCCATTTTTCCATTTGTTGGTGGTACTGCAAGCACTCATAAATGGAATTTAAAAAATCCTTTAGATACTAATGCAGCTTATAGGTTGGTGTTTTCAGGAGGATGGACACACAGTTCAACAGGTGCAAAACCTAATGGGACTAATGCTTTTGCAGATACTTTTTTCTTTTCAAGTTCACTATCTTTAAATAGTATTCATGCTTCTTTTTATAGTAGAACAAATTTTACTGATAATAATTATAAAATAAATTTTGGCGCATTAAGACCTGGACCAGATAGTTTTTCTGATATTGCATTAGACTGGAATGGTGTATCTGTTTTTAGATTAAATAATGGAGGTGTTTATACTTCTGTAAGTAGTGGTGGTAACAATCAAGGATTTTATACTGTATCAAGAACTGCAAGTAATATAATTAAGGCATTTAAAAATAATACTACAATCTTAAATGCTGCGGATGCTTCAGGAGCAACATCTAATAATAGAAGTTTTTATATTGGTGCTGCAAATAATGGTGTTCCACAATATTATACTCCTAATGAATGTGCATTTGCAACTATAGGAGATGGATTAACAGATACTGAGATATTGGTATTAAATCAAATAGTTGAAGGTTATCAATACGAATTAAGTAGAAATGTTAATCCTTTCAATCCAAACTATTACAATACAGCATATAATAATGAAACAAATGCTTTCTTATATGCATCACAAATAACAGATAACACTCAAAAGTCAGCAGTTAATACTCTTGTAAATGATTTAAAAACAGCTGGCATTTGGACTAAGATGAGAGCTGTATACCCAATGATTGGAGGAACAGCATCTACGCACAAATGGAATCTTGTAAATCCACAAGATACTAATGCAGCGTATAGACTTTCTTTTATAGGTGGATGGACACATTCTTCTACTGGTGCTTTGCCAAATGGTACAAATGGTTATGCTGATACATTTTTGAATGCTAATACTATGCTTCAACAATTTTCGCATCATCATGCTTTTTATCACAATACAGATAACTCAGGTACAGGGTTAAGAAGTATGGGTGGGGCGCAAAGTGTTAGTTCATCAAATTTTAGAACAACAATAGAATCATCTGGAGCAACATTAACATTTAGAGATTTAGCTATAATAAATACTGAAACACCAGTTACAGCATCTTCATTAAAAGGATTTAGGGCATCATCCAGAACAGCTAATAACAATATGTTTATAGTTAAAGCTGATGGAACTTCAACAACGCCAACTACAACTACAGCAACTAATGCTTTACCTTCTTTAACTTGCTATCTTGCTGCTCACAATGGTTCTGGAACGGCATCCAACTATGCTATTATGTCAATTGCTTTTCATAGTTTAGGAGATGGTTTATCAGCAGCAGAAGGATTAAGTTTGAGAAATGCAATATTAACATATAACACAACTTTAGGAAGAATATGATATACGTTGGACTTTTAACAATAGCAGAAAAAGATAGCTTGGCCGGTCAGCTTTATGATGAAGACAGTTATTTTAACCCAATTCAGGATGCAAATGATGATTGGATAATTTCAGTTGAAGAAATGGAATTTTGCGTTAATCCTGAATTTCAATGGGTAAAAACATTACCTTTGATAGAATATAAACCTAAACCCGAACCACCATTCCCACCAATAGACTAATATGCTATCTCTTATAACACTATCAATATTTACATCCTTTGCAATTAAGTTTTTGCATTATTGCATCGGTTCGCCTGTGCAGGGCGAATATTATACAGGCCGTATATTTTCGGCTTATGGCAAGTTTATTTCTAAACGCTACTTAGACTTTGAACAGAAAGAAAAAAACCGCGTGTGGGCAAAATATAACGGTTGGAAAATAAAACGTGATATTCAATTAAACGGTCAACTACAAAATAAAACAGTTGAACAAGCCGATAGTATTTACAAAGACTATTTGCAGCAAGTTGAACACGTTTATAATGATGTCGAAAACAATATGAAAAATAACCCGTGGTCAATGCTTGGCGCCTGCCCTATCTGTTTTGGCACATGGGTTTCACTATTTACATTTACATTCTTTGTTATATTTGTTCCCCTGCCGTGGTGGTATATCTTCATAGGTACACCAACAGCGGTTATTATTTCACGTTATATTAAAATCTCATAATGGATTCCCTGACTATTACCGCCGATTCGTTACGTATTGCATCTGATTCGCTTAACTTTTTTATGAAAGTATTGCCCGAAATTAAACAGCAACTTTTTATTTTAAAGCCGCTTATCATTTGCCTATCATTTTTGTTATTAGTAGACTTTTTAACAGGTGTTCGCAAAGCAAAAGCACTTGGCGAAAAAATACAATCGCGCGGTTTTAGACGTACAATAAATAAAATGAATGACTATTGTTTAGCAATTATAAGTAGTCAGGTTTTTACTTGGATGTTAGACCTTGAATTTACATTATCTTATTATGTTGCTTTATTCGTTTGTGGTATTGAACTAAAATCTATTTTTGAAAACGTTTCACAAACAACAGGCGTTGACATTATCGGTTACTTTAAAGGCTTTATTCCTAATCCTAAAGATATGCTAAAAAAGCCTGCAAGTGATAAACCTGCAGGCGAATAAATTACTGTTTTGCTCTTTTGTGTTTTCATGTGTGGCCGCTGTCTTTTTTAGGCAGCGGTTTTTCTGTTTGTGCTAACTTGTGAAAGTTTCTAAGCCATAATTCATTTACTATTATGTAGCCGTTATTATAAAACTTTTTGTTTTCGCCAGCTTCAAATAATTGCCGTTCAAAAGTTTCTTCAAATGTCGGTAAATTTTTCATTTTAGGATGCTTAGTATTTTATGTGTGTCATATTGAATAATTGCCGCCACTTGAATTATTTTGTTCTGTTTAAAGTATTCATCCGCGTCATATTCTTTGCCGTCTATATTGACAGTATTACGGTCATATAAAGCAAATTCACAATGCAAATTATATCGGCTTGACATAATTGATTTAAAGAAAAATAAAGGTATGTAATTTTCGGATTTAGGCAGCTGCTTAAGTAAGTCAAAGTTTATACATTTAGTGTGATTAGCGTAAACAATCCAAACAGAATATTCATTTGGTATCATGCGCTGTATATCGCACATTGCATAACCTACTTCGCGTTCAGGAAACTTACTGACATCAATATTAAATAGCTTATTGACTGATTCAACTACGCAATTCATCTTGTGACCTATTAAAAGCTACATAAGTTAATTTTTTACATTCATCTAAATACCATTCAATCTGCGATTCAGGCAAAGTTATTGCCATGGCTATCAGTTCAGCAACAGCGCCAACGTTTTCATAAGAAGTAGTATTTAATAGTTCGCGTTCTTCAGGATTTGCAGCCTTTTCAAATGTATTAACAAATAGGTTTATAGCTGTATGCAAATCTAAAAAACGCTTTTTCATTTCAAACTTTAGCTTATTAGGTTCGAACTGTGCAATAGCATATTTCGCAGTTCTTAAAGCACCCAATAACAACCAAATGTTTTGCGTCAATTCGTTTACTTTTTGCTCACCAACTTTTGCAATTAGTGCCGCTTTTTTTTCTTCATTTGTCATTCTTTAGTCTGTTTTCGATTTGTTCAATTTTATGTAATATAATGTCTAATTTTAGTTCTATTTCTTCATCATAAGGCTGGTCGTTTTGAATCCATAATAAAGCATCTTGAAAGCCTTTGTTATAATTTAACAGCCTTGTTAATCTATGTCGCTCTGTATGTGTCATATTTTTAGTTTGCTTGACCAATGGCCGATATTATAAGTAGGTATATTTATTGATTCCAAATATTTAGGCACGTCAAAACTTGGACATGCTTTATTTTGCACTTGGTTGTGGCCTGCAATGATAATTTTTGGATTCTGCTTTACAATATCATGAATGTAATTATACATTGTAAGTAATTGACCCGGTGTGCGTGTATCTTTTGGCATACGCATGTCGGCTGTCATGCCACCGATATAGCAAACGTGGCGTGCATTTCTATTTAATAGCGTTGTGCCTAATACGCCCCACGTTTGTTCCCATTCGTTAATTAAATTATCTTCATTATATTTCCAAATGTTTACAAGTTTGCCGCTTGTTTCAATAACATCTGAATAACCTGGCTTAGACCATCCGCGGCCGCCTTTTGAAACGGGCAAAGTGTGCATAGCTATTATTTGTTCAGCTTTAGCATCGCGAAATTCAGGACCCGCAGAACAATGTAAAAACAAGGTATGGAATCCATTAGCGCAAACTGTATTAGCAACCGTTAGCGTTTTAGGTCCTGCAATACCATCGGGAACTAACTGATATTTTTTTTGAAATTCAATAACAGCGTTACGCAAGGTTTCATCAAAAAACCCATCAATTAAACCTTTATAGAAGTCAAGCTGTCTTAATTGCATTTGTAGCCTTACAACGGCTAAAGAATTAGAATTTAGTTTTAGCATCTTGTTTTAATTTTTCAGCATAAAGAATAGCATCCATAAGTTCTTCTTGTAAATGATTAACCCATTCAATAAAGTTTAAATCATTTCTGTCAAGTGTTTTACCGTATTTTTTTATTCCTATATCAGAACGTTGTTTAAATTTCTGTACAACCGATTCAACAATACTATCAGTAAGATTTTCCATGTTTGTGCGGTCTTGTAGCATTATAATCTAATTTAGCCTTGATGTGAAAATCTAAGTCAATATTGAATTTATGGCTAAAATCCAAAAGCCTTATAATTGCATCTGCTATTTCATCTTGAACGGTATCTTTAATGTTTTCCTTAAAGCGTTCGGGTGTGCTAATATTTTTATATTGTAAAATATCTTGTTCGGTACACCATTTACTAGCGCGGTCAGCTTCTATTGCCTCGGCTAATTCGCAAACTGTAAGCATTACAACTTCGGTTAATTTGCGTTCATCTTCCCAAAAACCGCGTGCTGTGTTACCTTCGTGGATACTTTTTGCTAATTCGTTGAACATGTGTGTTTTTTTCTAAGTTGTTAAAAAAAATGGCTAAAAATATCAAAAGCGATAACTGCCATGTAAAAAAATAGCTAATAAGAAAATAGACTATTATTTGCGATATTGCTGCGATGTGTTTCATGTGTTTTATTTTTGTAGTCCTGACAGGATTCGAACCTGTAATGCGCTAAAGCAAAATGGATTCACATTTCATACCGTAACTTACAAGGAGCATTTAATAGTTTACCTTATACTATTTTAACACTTGCGTCTACCATTCCGCCACAGGACTATACAAACTTAATCAATTCATTCTTAACCTTAATAAATTTTTTCTTTTCAATACTGCGCATTATCTTATCCCTTGATATGCCAAAAAATAAACATGCTGCATCAATTGACATAAAATTACTATAGCTATCATCTTCAAAATATGCCTTAACTTCGCGGTTCTTTTTCGGAATCTTACCTAACTTGTTTTTAAGTTCTTTGCGCTCAAAAATATATCTTTTGACTGATTCCTCAGTAACTAAGCCTTCGGTTTTAATGTAGCCTAAACTTACAAATATGCTATTATCATCGACAAAAATTTCAGGTTTAGCTTCAATTAAATGACCTAAATTTATAAGCTGTCTGATTCTCGTTGCTGAATAGTTGGCATTCTTAGCGCCGTTTGGCTTAATCATGTTAAATGCCTGTTCAAATGTTAAATACATATCTTACTTTTAAAAAAAACCGCCTGAACTTCAAAAACAGGCGGTCCAAACCAAAGACTAATGAAAACTAAAACTATAATAAAAATAAGATTTTAATTTTATATTTACAAGTTTTAAAAAGGCAAATCAGCATCATTATTTTTAACTGGCAATACTTCAACTTCAACAGGCGTGGCTTTTTGGCCCGTGTTCATTTTTCTACAATATGAAGCAATAATATCAGTATAGTATTTACCTTCATGCTCACGGTATTCTACTTTGCCTTCAATGAATAGCATATCGCCCTTTTCAATTGTAATGTTATTCCAATAGCTGACTTGATGCCATTGTGTTTTTTCCTGCCATTCGCCGTTTTTGTCTTTGCTACTTTCAGACGTTGCAAAGCTAAATTTTGTTAGCGTTTTTTCGCCAAATTGTTTTTGTTCAGGTTCTTTGCCAACCCTACCGATTAGCGTTACGCGGTTTACCATCGTATTTTGTTTTTAGTGTTAAAGAATGATTATTTGGTTTTAATTTTCCTTTTGTCCATATTTCGCAATCGTCGAAAAAAAAGTTTCTAACTGAGCCTAATTTATAAACTTTAGTTTGACGCGTGCAAATAGCTTTATAATTGCCGCCGGGCAACTGTTCGACTACATACCATTCATCGCCTTTAATTTTGTCATGGAAAAATTGGAAAATCATATTGCCAAAGGTCGTATTTTTCTATTACAGAAATTAGTATTTCAGCATATTTTTTTTCGGTTGCATAACCGCACTTTTTTAAACCGTGTGCCCATGCTTTATAATTCAATCTATTTAACCGTGTGAGGTGTTTGTAACGTTTTGAAGTTAGTAGTTTACTATGCGCCCGATATGACCACCACGGCGATTTATAAACTTGGAATTTGTCTCTTGGTGTATCATCCCGGTAAACTGCATATTTGCCTTTTCCGCTGTGCTTAATACCAAAGTGGTTGTTATGCTTGCGGCTAAGTGCTGAACGACCTGCATTGCTTTCTATAATGCCCTGCGCAAGTGTTATGCTAACGGGAATGTTAAATAGCTTAGCTTCGTTTTGCGCTGTTCTTAAAAAGCGTTTTATGTAGCTATCTATGTATTTTGGTGCAGGCTGTTTTTTTAACGCGGGAAATGTTGCTGAAGTTAAAAGTATAACTGATAAGATTAAAAGTATTGTTTTCATGGTTTAGTAGTTTCAAGTTAAAAAATAGTCCTGACAGGATTCGAACCTGTATGATAAGTATTTAAAATTTTATTAAGTGACAACATTCATGCTTATCTATTCACTTCTTAGCGTCTACCATTCCGCCACAGGACTTTATACTACCTCTTAATGTATCTACTAATACATTCACTAATGGTGTCAATATTAAGTAAAATACCAAAACATATTCCCATAATAAAAAATGTCCAATTCATATCTATTTTTTTAGTTTGTAGTCCTGACAGGATTCGATACCTGTAATGCCTCACCTTGCAGTTTAGTTGCTAACTGATAGTTTTAGGGGTCACTATCCTTGCGTCTAATTCCGCCACAGGACTTTAAAATGCGTTTTTGAATTATCCCCTGAACGCTAACAGTGCCAACATACGATTTGGAATACTTAGTCGTATCATCTTCGGTCCATGCTCAGCGCTAAGCAGAGGGCTTATAGGTTTCATTGTAGTATTGTTCGGCTTGTTGATTAAATATGTCATCTTTTTTAAACCAAAATTCTTTTGATAGTGATGTTACATAAGCCTCTATTATCTGTTGCTTTTCCATTTCTAAAGCTATTTCAATTTGTTTTTTCCAAACATCTGTATGGTCTAAACCGACCTGCTTAATTAAAAATTCTACTGCTGTCATATCATTTCTTTTTATCAATTAACAAAATTAAACCGATTCCAAGGCATGTGCCGCCAATAAATGCAAGTGCTAACATAATATAAATTTTTTCGAGTGTTAAACCAGCTGTTAAGCCGAATAAAATGCCAATTAAGGCACTAATAATAATTGTTTTCATAGTAGTCATCAATTTGGTTGTCATAATAAGAATATAAATCAGATTCTATTTTATCGCTTAATGCTTCTTGAATAATGTCATTAACATAGTCAACAGAATAATCTAAAAGCAAAGCAATTTCATTAAGCGAATGGTTTTTACCATTTATCATAATGTCTTCAATAACAAAATAAGCACCGTAATCAGGTTCTAAAGGTACGCCAAAACTATCACGGCTGCCTTTTTCATATTCGTAATATTCAGCTGTTATGTCGATAATATATTCTTTGTTATCATTATCGTATTCGGTTATTTGTGTTTGAACTATCATGATTCTTGTTCTAAATTAAATTTGTTAGCAATACATTGTTTTAAGGCTTTGAAGTAGTCGGCTTCATCTTCGTGATTGTCTAAGTCTGATTCGTTTGTATTGTAACCGCGTTTAATATCGACTTGAAAAAATAAATCTTTGTCCGCTTGATTAACTTGATGTATCATTAAAGTACCATCATAAGCTAAATACATTTTTAGTTCCATTGTTAGTTAGTTTTGAAGTTAAAAAAATACGGTTTGAGGATAACCGTAAACCTTGGATGTTATAAATTTTCTAAAAGAATTGATATTTTAGACATTTTGTTTTGAATTTCTTCAAGTTTTTGTTCTAAGTCCCAAGTGCATTGTGTCATTGCAATTGCATTCATTTGCTTATCAATTTTAACATATTCTTTGTTAAGTTTTGTAAACTGCTTGCTAAGTTTTTCTGAAGTTGTCATAATTTTGAAGTTTTTTTGTTGTGTTATAAATCAATTGTGATACAAATATACAACCCTTTTTTATAATTGCAAGCTTTTTTATAAAAATTTTTATAAATTTTTTAAATTTATTGAAACGCAACGCCCCGACATACCAGCGGCAAAACGCGTATTACTTCGGCGTGATGCACCTTTAAGCCTTAATAATATAGTATTCCATGATATTTGCCAAGGCGTATTATTCAAAACTTTTTTTACAAAAACTGAATTATTTAGTATCAATAAATCATCAGCAATAACGCGAATCCCTAAACGCATTAACCTTTCGTTTGCTTCTGCTTGCGATGGTCTTACACTTGGCTGATAGTTGTGTGCGCATTCTACAAGTTCACCAACGGTTTTTGTGCCTACGTAGTTTTCCGCTTCTATTCGTATTTCCTGACTTAAAATCTGCTGCAAACATCTTTGTTCATCTGTTAAATCTTCTTTGTCTTCTTCATATTTGCGCATGTCCAAAATTGTAGCCGCTTCTTCTAATGCTACTTCGGGCGTTACAGGGTCATCGTGTAACGTATGCCACCAACCGCCCATAAGCGCCCCGAACTGGTCACCAACTGCCCTGTCTTCAGTTATAAGCGATACGGCGTGTGTAAATAGCTTTATGCTTTTTTGTATGTTATCTGCTAAGTTTAGCATTCGCGCCTGAAAACGTGGTCCAAAGTCTTCGAATATTATTTTATTCTTTAGCTTTTCAACTTCGTTAAATTGTTTAGGGTCTGCTAATTTCTTTAGTTCTAAAACACAAAAACGGCGCTTATCAGAATCATTTACAAGTTGTGGGTTTATGCTTACAAATAAAAAACAGCTACGTACAAAATAATCAATAGCTTTTCCATCTTTGCCACCTTTAGCAATTGCGGGCGATTTTTCAGAACTTGCCGCCCTGGCTAATCCTATTATTTCCTGCATACGTTGTGCCGACCGTTCATCATTACCTTCACCCTCATCAATTGTAACAGGTAGTGCATCGCTATTTAGTTTTTGCCTTACTGCTGGTTCAGTTGCGGCCGTGCCCTGAACACTTACAGCAATGTTTCCTATAATTTCATTTACTATATTTTCTAAAACCCAACTTTTGCCATTTCCGCGCGGGCCCGTTATCCAAATGTGAGGCCGCCACTTTAAAATACCGCTAATCGGTGCTAAGGCTAACCAACCTGATAAAAAAATTGCATCGGCCTTAGTTTGCCAATTTAGCTTATTTAATATCTTTGGCAGCATTCCCGCCTCTGTAGGTAATAACGGCGCTTCAATAGGCATATCAATAGCCTTGTTATAAACATAGCTATATTTTGTATCTAAGCCGCCTAAATTGTAGCGCTTTTTATCTTGTATAAGCTGTTGACCTGCATGAAATACAACGCCGTTTTTTTCCTGCCATGCACCGCGACCGCGTATGTTTTCAGTATTGTAAAATCCTACATGATTGCAGAAATTTATAAGATAATCCGCCGCCGTTGTTACATCGTAATTACTACTGTCGCGGTTCGGAAATGATAATAGCCAAAATTCTAAAGGCGCAATGCTCAATAAATTAGCCTTGTTTATTGCAGCAGCTTTATACTTTACTATCGACATTGTAGAACGAATGTAAAAATAATATAGCATTTGCCCGTCTTCAATGCCCCAACCAAGCGGCCTAAAATATCCACCTATAAAGCCTTTTTTATCGGTTTCAGGTGCTACTGCTGTTGCACGTTCTGCTTTAGGTTTTTTTGTATTTTGTTTTGGTTTTTGTTCCCAGTCTATCGGTTTGTCTTGTTTCATTGTCTTATGATTTAATCTATATTACAAAAACATTCAATATCGTTATCAAATAAATTTAACTGCTCTTTAGACATTTTTAATAATTCACTAACTGAATAATTTTTATTAAATGTAGCATTTATATTTTTTTCCATTTCAATCCACCAATCAGCAACTTTTGGATTTTGTCTTAAAAGTTCAATTTTTTTTGTTGAACCTTTTAAAAAACATAAATCACAATTTCCTTCATGCGAATTTATATTTAAATCAAAAGGTTGTTTTTTCCAAAATTCAAAAATATGTTTTTTAGTTATATTATCTTTAAATAAAGGCATTACATTTTCCCATCCGTTTCTATTAGAATCTTTTAATTTATAATACCTATTTGGTTCATCTGCTCTTATTCCTAAAATCATTTCAACATCACTTATATCTAATTTTAAATAATTTTTTAAATATCTTTTTATAGTTTTTGCTTTCATTTCA